CAAACAAAACTTTATCTTCCTGCTGGATGATTTGAAACGTGAATTTGTTACTGCTGATGGTGATGTGGATATTGATACTATTGCCAATATCTGCTCCTCTGTCACCCTCTCCTGCCTTATCAATGCCTTAACAACCAACAGCAGTAAAGGTATGGCGTTCTTTAATGATATAGGGGCACGTATCGGCGTTAACCTTATGTTTGAGTATCAGACACAATGCTTTGATAATTGGCTGAAGACCTTACCTAAAGAAGACAAAAACAGAAAAGCACTTGCAGGTATCGACAAGCGCATCGGTATGCATTATCGCTATGTATACATGAAGAAGGCTGTTAAAAACTGTGGTTACACCATGCCTACATGGGAACAAGGTGACAATGAAGCACTTATCAACTTAGGTTGCGCCCTGCTGACATTGACAGAAGACACAACAGGATATTGGTATCGTGATTCTGATATGCACACCCCTACATACCTTGTCCCCACCCCTGAATTTATTGATGCATGGAAACGTAACGAAGACAACATGCTTGCGCTTGCCCACAAGAGCTGTCCTATGGTTGTTCCACCAAAAGAGTGGGTGTCTTATGATGAGGGTGGTTACTATGGAGACCTTGCAGCTTTTTCAACATTCCTTCGCTTAAAGTATGGGCATAATGCTTTCAGAAAAACCTATGAAGCACGTCTGCATCAATTAGATACCCCTGATGTTTATAAGGCAGTGAACAGTATCCAAGCGACAGCATGGTGCATCAACAAAGAGGTGTTGTCTATCATCAAACAATGTCGTACCTTAGGCTATATCCCCTACGGCAAGCAAAAAGACACACACATTATGAGCTTAGATTTGGATGATGGTAAACCTGCTGATTTGCCTGAACACCCTACGGATGAGATGGTTAAGGAATACAAGAAAAATAAAGCTCAATGGTGGAAGGGACAAAAAAGAAGAATATCTATTATCAATCGTTCTAATACCATGATAAACATAGCGGATAAGTTCAGTGTCTATGAGAATATCTACTTCCCTTGGAATATGGATTTTAGAGGACGTATCTATCCTATCCCATCTTTCAGTCCCCAAGGTGATGATATTTGCAAAGGATTGTTGCTCTTTTCAGCCACTCCCCCTTGTCAAGACCCTAAAGATATTGAATGGCTTGCCATTACCGGAGCGAACCTCGCAGGTGAAGACAAAATCAGCTATGCTGACCGCATCCAATGGGTTTATGACAATGAAGAAGTTATTCTTGATGTAGCTAAAGACCCTATGGGTAACTTATGGTGGTTACATAAAGACAAAAAACCTGTACAACTGCTGGCATGGTGTCTTGAATGGGCAAAAGCCAAGCAATGGATAACTGAACATGGCTCTATTGTCGGCTGGGTAACAGGTCTCCCCTATGCTCAGGATGGTACATGCTCGGGTCTGCAACACTTCTCAGCTATCCTTAGAGACCCTATTGGGGGTACTGCGGTAAACCTTGTTCCCCAAGACAAACCGAATGACATCTATCGTTTGGTAGCTGATAAGGTAAATGTTGTCTTGAAGCAGGATGCTATGTCAGGCACTATTGATGAATGGGATGAAGAGAAGCTGAAGACTAAATTCGGTACAAAAACCATGGCACAAATTTGGTTAAACTATGGTGTTAACCGCACTGTAACCAAAAGACCTACCATGACCCTTGCCTATGGAGCTAAAAAGCGTGGTTACACTGAACAGATTATGGAAGACACCATTAAACCTGCTTTAAATGCTAAGACTACCTGTGGTTTTACAGAGACTAATGCCTATCAATGCGCTATGTATATGGCTGAGCTGATATGGAACTCTGTAGGTGCTACTGTGGTACGTGCGGTTGAGGGCATGGATTGGTTACATAAAGTTTCCAAACTTGTCACCAAAAATGCAAATGTAGTGTCTTGGTGTACACCTTTAGGTCTCTTGTTGCAACAAAATTATTTAAAGTATGAATCTAAGGTGATTAAGTTACGTTGTGCCGGAAAGAGATTCAGAGTGTATGTCCCTCACCAAACAGGTGTGATTGATAAGACAAAACAGGCTAATGGCATTGCTCCAAACTTCATCCACTCTATGGACGCTTGCCATCTTCAAATGACAGTATGCAGAGCTAAGGATGCTGGTATCAATCACTTTACTATGGTGCATGATTCTTATGGTTGCCCTATGTCTCAGGCTAAGCTGATGTATGATATTGTTCGTAAAGCTTTTGTAGATATGTATACAGAGCATGATGTCTTGGAGGAATTTAGACAATATCTGCAACCATTGGTGAATAAAGAACTCCCTGCTCCCCCTAAAAAAGGTGATTTAGACCTCAACATTGTATTGGACAGTAAGTACATCTTCTGCTAATGGGTACACGTAAACGAAGAAAGACAATAGATAACTATAGATTCCTATAGATTCTATAGAGACCTTTAAGTACCTAAGGTTATGTTATTAATAACTAATAATAACTTACCTAAGGTAACTAAAGGTCTCTATTGTCTTTATAGTATCTTTAAAATCCTTTAGGTAACTAAAGAAAATGCTAATGGGTACACGTAAACGAAGAAAAGACAACAACACACTTTTCAAAATCTAAATTGCGCTGTTTCTATTTTTCCCTACTGTGTGTTGTCTTTTCTCAATAATTTTTAAGGAGGTATTGTCTATGTTGAAACAGGACACTCGTGTAGGTCAGAAGGTATCAGTTACACATGGTACTGATAAAGGCTGCACAGGTACAATAGTAGCCTTAAGGTCTACACATGCTCTTGTCCACCTTGATGGTAATGAATCTGCTATGGTTAGTTTTTTAGGTTACAACATGCTTGAACCTTATACCCCTAACCATGCCACTAACAATCAAGCAAAGCACTATGATGAGCACTATGCATCCATGGTAGGTTTAGAGCCTATTGAGCTGATGCAGCTTGTGTTGTCTCTTCCCGAATTTGTTGGTTTTCTCAAAGGCAACATCATCAAATACACCCTGCGTGCTGGCAAGAAGCAAGGTGAAGCTGCGGAAAAGGATGCAGCTAAGGCTAAACGCTATACCGAATGGCTCATGAAACTTGGCTATAAGATGCCAATCAATCCAAAGGAGGACTAAAATTTGGTAAACATTAAATTCAAAAAACTTGACCCTAAAGCCACCCTCCCCCAAGCAATGACAGGGGGAGCTGCTGGTCTTGACTTGGTTTGTCTTAACCGCATTGCGGTGACACCGAACCGCTGGTCTTCAAAGGCAGCTATTGTCCGTACAGGCTTGGCTATGGAACTGCCTAGTGGTTATTATGCTGAGGTTGTCTTGCGCTCCTCTACAGGCAGAGATACAAAACTCAGACTTGCTAATCAGGTTGGTATCATTGATTCTGATTATCGTGGTGAAATCATGTTGTATGTGGAGAACTTAGGTGACCATCTTGAAATTATTGATGCTGGTCAAAGAATTGCGCAACTGTTGATTCACAAGATTGAAGAAGTGGTGATTGAAGAAGCCACTGAGGAGCTGTCTAAGACCGAAAGAGGTCTTGAAAGTGGCAGCACAGGCAAGGGTACTAAACTTGCTGTGAAGACTAGAAGAGTTAAGGAGGTAACTAAGGATGCCTAAGTTTAAGGTTGGTGACAGAGTACATGTTGATGGCTATACTATACCCAACAATAGAGGTGAAAGGGTGCATGTTAAGGGTACAGGTACAATTAGAGCTACAGCATTTGCACCTTCGGTTTATTCTGTGAAAATGGATAAGCCGTATATTGATAACTACTCCTGCACCACACCTTTCTTTGCAGCTTATGAACGTGAGTTAACGCCTTTAATGCCCATTAACGAGAAGACTAAGCTTGTCTTCTATATCAAAGAACGCACAGTCCACTGCAAACTGTTCAGTATCAAAGGTTTGGTGTCTCATACACAGGCAAAGTGCAGTCCTGATGATACTTTTGATTTTCTCACAGGCGTACAAATTGCACTGCAACGTATGCTGAAGACACAGAATAAAGAGCTGGTGCTTCCAACTCTTAAAAACATTAAATTTATTGATTTTAATTAAAAGGAGGGAACTAAGGATGCCTAAAAATTATAAAGTAGGTGACAGAGTTTGCTGCATTGAAAAGCATGATGGTAACAGCCATATTATAGGTCAGGTAGGTACTGTGCGTGCTTTTGTCCCTGCCTTCCATGAACTTGCGATAGAGTTTGATAATGATGTACACGGACACACTTTATCTCCAGCTTACAACTGCTCCCAAGGACGTGGGCGGTCTATTCCTCCTGAGAAACTTGTTCCTGCTTATTTTTCATCTTGTAAAGACACTAAAATTATCATTTACACCAAGGATAATAGAACCTTCGCAAAGGTCATTGTAGGTAAGCGCACTGTGGAAACTGAATGTGCAGTATGTTCCCCTGAGGATACCTTTTCTATCTTTACAGGTGCTCAAATTGCTCTTGCACGCCTTGCACACAAAAATGACGCTAAACCTGTGCTCTCAAAAGCAGCCCTTGACAAAGCTTTAAAGAATTTTGAAATCATTGAATAATAAAGGAGAATAACAAACATGGCAAAGAATGATTTTACACAAATTACAACCCCTGCTGGTGAAGCGGTGTACCCTAAGCTCCGCAGCACTGAAGTCTTTGATGGCGAGGATACCGGAAAGTATGTCTGCGGTATCAAATTGTCTAAAGAAGACACTGATAAGCTGATTCAACGTATCGAAAACGAATGGGAGATGGCTAAGAAGTCTCCCGACTTTGACGGCAAACGCTATGGTCGCAACTCTGCCCCTGCCCTTGGTTTCCACGAAGACAAAGATGGTGATATTGTCTTTAAGGTTAAGACCAATGCTGTTATCAAGACCAAAGCTGGTGATGTTATCGAAAAGACTATGGCTGTCTTTGATAAGAAGGGCAAACCTATGGATGAAGAGATGGAAGTAGGTAATGGCTCTACCATCCGTCTGTGTATGCTTCTGCGTCCCTTCTATGCTTCTGCTACTGTCTATGGTATCCAACTGCTTCTGAAAGCAGTTCAGGTACTGAATTACGTCGCTCCTGCTGCTGGTGTGGTATCTGCAGATGATTGTGGCTTTGATGTAGAAGAAGAATTTGATGAGGATAAAGTACCCTTTGCTGATGAGGGTGCAGACTTTTAAAGCCTATGGCTATTAAATTTAACCGCAGAGGTGGCTTTTCCACTCTCAACAAACCCTATCGTAGCGGTTTAGAAGACCGCCTTGCACAGCAACTCGAAAATGCCGGAGTACCTAAGGTGTACGAAAAGTACTCCATCGCCTACGAGATTCCTGCCACGAAGCACCATTATACCCCTGACTTCATCCTGCCTAATGGCATTATCATTGAAGCCAAGGGTATCTTTGAAGCTGCTGACCGCAAGAAGCATCTGCTTATCAGACAACAATATCCAAATTTAGACATACGCTTTGTATTCTCCAACGCTAAGACAAGAATCGGTACAGGAGCTAAGACTACTGTGGCTGAATGGTGTGAGAAGCATGGTTTCCAATACGCCAGCCGTGAGATTCCCTCTCGGTGGTTCAAAGAGACCATGAAGGACACCAATGGTCTTGTCCTGCGTGGAAAAGGTGAGCGTATTGTCACTCTTTAAATTCAAAGAGCGCACTAAGACCACACAGATATGTGTTGTCTTAAGAAACCTAAAGGGTAAGCGCAAACGTGAGCTGTTTAGGGAAGCTTACAGACAAGGTGAAGTTGACACAGGCTTTCACTTTATTGTCTTCAATAATGGTCTTTTTGAGACCGACAGAGAAATAAAGGCAGTTGCCGGATATAACCTGCCTGAATGTGAGACTTCTGTGTATGTCTTAGCTGATACGCTGGGACGCAAGAAAATATCCGATGCTCAGCAGTATGTGCTGAATGAACTAAAGGTACAGTATGATGTGCCTATAAAATTTATTACTGACGAGGTGTAACTATGGAGACACATCAACCCTGCCCTGCTTGTGGCAGCCATGATGCCTTAACCATCTATGAAGATGGGCACAGTTATTGTTTCTCATGCAACACCTATTTTCGCAGCAGCAAGGAGGAGAAAAAATTGTCAAGTGGATTAAAGAAACAAGGTCTGATAGACCTACAGGACATGGGGGTCTCCCCCTTGCCTAAGCGGAAACTGACAAAACAGACCTGTGCTAAGTATGGCTACTTTACCTCTAAGGTGCATGGTCAGCCTGTGCAGGTAGCTTGTTACTATGATGATGACAATAAACTGCTCGGTCAGAAAATCAGATATGCTGATAAGACCTTTGAAGCTAGAGGTTCTTTCAGTGAGCGATTCTTTGGGCAACATCTGTTCCAAGGTGGTGGCAAGAAGCTGGTGATAACCGAGGGTGAGATTGATTGTCTTACAGTCTCGCAGGTACAGGGTAACAAATATCCTGTTGTGAGTATCCCTACAGGTGCTGCTAGTGCTGCTAAGGTCTTCAGAGCCAACTTTAATTGGCTAGAGAGCTTTGAGGAAGTCATTGTCATGTTTGATATGGATGATGCCGGACGTAACGCTGTAAAGGCTGTCAGTGGTATCCTGTCTCCTAATAGGCTTAAAATAGCATGGCTACCCTGCAAAGACCCTAATGAGTGTTTGCAAGAGGGCAAGAGTGATGCTGTTGTAAAAGCTGTTTGGGAAGCAAAGACATACACCCCTGCTGACATCATCAAAGGTGCTGACCTGTGGGAGGTATTGTCTAAGCATGAAGAATCACTGAACTACCCCTTACCTTGGGACATCCCACTGCAAAACATGACTGATGGGTTGCGAAAAGGTGAGCTTGTTGTTATCACAGCAGGTACAGGTATAGGCAAAACTACGTTCGTTAGACAACTAGCCTATCATCTTGGTACTGCATGTTACTGTAAGGTTGGTATGTTGATGCTGGAAGAAAATGTCAAGCACACCGCCAATGGTCTTGTGTGTCTTAAGCTTGGTAAACCTGCCCATAGACCTATCATTGACAGTGAGTACAAAAAAGCCTTTGAAGACATCATGGATAATTTTGTCTTCTATAATCACTTTGGTTCTATCGAGTGTGAAGACCTCCTTCAGACCATCCGCTACATGGTGACAGGTGAGCAGGTGGACTTTGTTGTCTTAGACCACATCTCCATCGCTATCAGCGGTCTTGACATCGAAAATGAGCGTAAGGCTACCGATGTACTTATGACGAAACTACGTTCACTTGTAGAGGAAACAGGTGTAGGCATGCTTGTTGTCTCTCACCTGCGCAGAACTGACGGCACTCCTGCTGAAGAAGGTGGCGCACTTTCTCTCTCCCACCTGCGTGGGTCACAGGCTATCTCACAGCTCTCTGATGCTGTGTGGGGTCTTGAAAGAAACCAACAGGATGAAGGGGTGAAGAAGAACCTTGTACGTGTCAGGGTGCTTAAGAACAGATATAGTGGTGATACAGGTATCGCCGGATACCTTGCATATGACAAGGAGCATAATATCTTAAATGCTGTAAAGGACTTATCAGAGTACGAAGTACCTGTGTGTCCTTTTGATACTGATGATGAAACAGAGAAAGGAGATTTTTAGATGTTTGAAATCTTAGAAAAGCTTATTGATTGGTGTACTTCCCTGCTGTCTTGGTTGTCTCGTAAGCAGGTCGAAGCTGCTAAGGCTCGCATCAAGAACTGTAATAGTATGATTCATAATGCTAATAAAGCTAAAATGGCATACTTGCAGAAGCATGAGGAGACAATCAATGCTCTTGAAAATGAGCGTGAGCGTATGGAATACTTCCTGTCGCAAGATACTGTGGAGCTGTAAGCCATGCTCTATTTTGATATTGAAACTGATGGTCTGCTGGACAATGTCACTAAGGGGCATTGTCTAGTAATCATCGACGAACAGAACAACATCTCAGCTTACAGACCTGATGATTTTAAAAAAGGAGCTATGCGATTAATCGCTGCTCTGAGGGATGGAGAGTGCATCTGCGGACACAACATCATCAACTATGACTGTGCTGTGTTAGCTAAGCTCTATCCTGAGTTTCGCATAAAGCGAGAATGGATACCCCAAGTTTTAGATACCCTTGTTCTCGCACGTCTTATCTGTGGCAACATAGAAGATACTGACCATGCTAGGGTACGTAATGGTACACTCCCTGCTAAATTGATTGGTAGACAATCACTAAAGGCATGGGGTTATCGCCTTGGGGAACTTAAAGGGACGTATGGTGAGCAAGAGGATGCATGGGATTCTTTCAGTGAAGAAATGCTCTCCTATTGCGTGCAGGATGTCACTGTCACCAAGAAGCTCTATACATACCTCATGAAGATTGGTGCTCCTGCTAAAGCTATAGAGCTAGAGCATCAAGCACAATGGCTGATGTCTAAGCAGGAGCGGAATGGTTTTGTATTTGACTTAGAGAAGGCAGAGAAACTTAGGGAAACCTTAGAATTGCGCTATGCTGTGTTGTCTTCTCAGCTCGTGGCTATTGTGCCACAGATACCTGATAAGGTCTTTGTTCCTAAAAGAGACAACAAACGCTTAGGCTATAAGAAGGGTGTTCCCATTCAAAGATATAAGGACTTCAACCCCAGCAGCAGACAGCAAGTGGCGTGGGTGCTGGAGCATCAATTCAACTACTTGCCGGAAAATGAAGACTGCTATGAGGATGAACGCCTGAAGATTGATGGTGATACCTTTAAGTTTATTAAGGGTGACGAAAATGCTCCCCAAGAACTAAGAGACTTAGCTGCTGTCTTTGAGGAATACCTTATGGTAGCCAAGCGGTTAGGTCAGCTTGCTACAGGTAACCAAGCGTGGCTGAAGCATGTAAAGGCTGATGGTAGAATCCATGGCAGCGTAAATCCTTGTGGTACAGTAACAGGACGTGCTACCCATGCGAACCCTAATGTTGCCCAAGTCCCCCACGTAGGTAGTCCTTATGGACAAGAGTGCAGGGAGCTGTTTAGAGCACCTGAAGGTTGGTTTGAGGTAGGTGTAGATGCCTGTGGTTTGGAGCTTAGATGTCTTGCACACTATCTTTATCCTTATGATAAAGGTGCTTATGCCCATGTTATCTTGAATGGTGATATTCATACATTGAATCAACAGGCTGCTGGGTTACCCACGAGAAACGCAGCTAAGACATTTATATATGCGTTCTTGTATGGTGCTGGTGACAAAGCTATCGGTAAACAGCTTGGCGGTGATGAAAAGGTCGGTAAACAGGTAAAGAATAAATTCCTGAAGGCTACTCCTGCTATCAAGATGCTACGTGAAGCTGTCAAGAATACACTCGTGGTTGAGTACCACGGAAAAATTAAAGAATGGAAACGTAAATATTTAAGAGGGTTGGATGGCAGACATCTCCATGTGAGAAGTCTACATTCAGCTCTCAATTTACTTTTACAGTCCTGTGGTGCATTGATATGTAAAAAATGGATATGCCTATGGGAAGAAAATATGATTAAAGCTGGCTATAAACATGGAGAAGACTTTCAGTTTATGGCTTGGGTGCATGATGAGGGACAGGTAGCTTGTAGAACTGAAGCTATTGCTGAGGAAGCTGTGAGAATTGCCCAAGAATCTATGAGACAAACACAAGAATATTATGGAATCAGATGCCAATTAGATACCGAGGGAAAGATTGGTAGAAATTGGTTTGATTGTCACTAGGAGGATGATTAGTAATGGTATTTAATTATAGACGCTTTACTGTAAGCTATATGGAATGGCAAGAATGGAAGCAACTGCTGAAATTACACGCTATGCGTGGTACATGCATTATGCCTGATATAAAAGATGATGAAGAACTGTCATATGAATACAACAAATTGGAGCAGGCATACTCTAGAGCTTGCACTAAATGTGTACCGGTTGTAGAAATGCTCAGCTATCAAGACATCATCCGTAAAAGATTAGCTAGCGAGTGTGTAGATGGTGGTTTTACATCTAGCTACTATACACGTGATGCTGCTATCGCCTTGCAGATTATCGCCTATGCCCTGCGTGGTGCTAGAGACTTTGCGCAGTGCGCCCCTCTTGAATTGAAGTTGATTAAGCATTGTGCAGGACACTAAAGAATGCTTAACATCCCTACTCTACTCTTAGTCATCTGCACCGCCTACACCCCTGCCTTTGACGAATGTGGCAAGACAGATGGCATCACCGCCAGCGGACACCATGCCATCCAAGGGGTGACTGTGGCGTGTGATGGCTTGCCGTTAGGCACTGAAGTTGTCATAGATGGACACAGTTATATTGTTCAGGACAGGTTCGGTGGTGGATATGGTAAGACAAAAATTGATATTTTTATGAACACTAAAGCAGAAGCCTTTAGGTTCGGAAGACAAACAAAAATTGTGGAGGTAAAGCCTTATGTCGAAACAAAAGCAACCTTTTGTACCAAAGATTGGTCAGAAGGTCTATATCAAACGTCAGAACTCCTTAGGAGAGACTATCTATTTTGAAGGTGTAGTAAATCGCATCCGTGTAGAAGTTAAGTGTAAGCAAGGCAGCTTCATGACTGTTGCTTCTCCACATACCTTAGAGACCAAAGCAAAAGGACTTGTAGCAGGAGGTGACCTGTTCTAATGCCTACTGTTAACCTTATTTCCATGACCCCTAATTATATGACACTCTTGCAATGTGCTTGCAGACAGCCTTATGGCAAAGATGTGACCGAAAAGTCCATCAAGAAAATTATTGAGAGCGGGCATCTTAGTGTCTTGGAGCACTGCTATGCTTCCTTTTTGGTGACCTGTTCTGTGCGTGTCTTAGGACAGCTCACGAGACACCGCCACCTCAGCTTCACCTGTAAGTCTGCTAGAGGTAGTAGATTCGATACCCTTGTAAACCCATACACTCTTGGAAGAGTACCTTTAAACAGTTTTAATGTAGGACGTACTTATAATTCAGCTTTAAGTGATAAAGATACAAAAGAGGAACAGGCTGCCTACTTCCTGCCCCAAGGTGTTGAGACTTCTTTGGTAGTGACAGGCAACTTTAGAGCATGGTATGAGTACATGCCCAAAAGGCTGTGCAAACGTGCTATGCCTGAGCACAGAAAGTTAGCTGAAATGATTCAGGAACGCTTAGCTGACGCTGCCCCTGAAATCTTTGATAGGAATTTTATGAACTGTGCACATTGTACAGAAAGGAGCTGTGATTTTAAATGAAGTGGAGTGCTATCGCTATTTATGTCCTCTTTGTTATCCTGTTTTGCGTTGTTTTCTATGGTCTGATTATTGGTGGTATCCTTGGTTTTCTCCGCCTGTTGATGGGGGTATTTAATCTTGGCTTCTAAACCTTTACAGATGCTCTTTGATGCTGACATGATTGTCTTTCGCACATGTGCAGCAGCAGAGCAGGAAATTAATTGGTATGGTGACCTGTGGACATTACATTCTGACTTAGCAGAAGTAAAAGATGCTATTGACACAATGGTTGTCAGCATCACTGATAAAGTCCTGCGTCACATGGAGCACGAGGGAGCTTATAACATTACCATGTGCTTCTCCAGCTACCCTTACTTTCGCTCTAAAGTCTATCCTCCCTATAAGCTCAATCGTGTAGCCAAAAGAAAACCTCTTGCCTACCATTCTGCTGTTGAGTGGGTAAAGAAAGTCTATAATGTGTTGTCTATCCCGAATCTTGAAGCGGATGACCTCTTAGGTATCTATGGTACAATGCCTGATATATCTGCTGTTATTATCAGTGGTGACAAGGATATGCGGTCTATCCCCTGTCCTTTCTATAACTTCATTCAGGATACATTCCATAAGACAACACAAGAAGAAGCTGATTATCAGTTCTTATATCAAACACTTGTCGGTGATGCTACTGATAACTACAAAGGCTGTCCTAAGATTGGTGAGGTTGGTGCAAAGAAAATTCTTGACAAAGAGTGCTCATGGGATGCCGTGGTGGCTGCCTATGAAAAAGCTGGTTTGTCTGAGGAAGAAGCACTGACACAGGCAAGGGTTGCTCGTATTCTTAGATATGAGGATGTTGATGCAGACCTTAAGCCTATCCTTTGGACACCCAAAGGGTCACAAAAGAGACAATAAAGTAAAGGGGCATATAAGCGACAATGAATATTAATATTTTAACTAATAAAGGGGATGATGGAGAAAAACTACCATATGTAAACCCTATGATTTATGAACATTTAGAGAAAGCCTACAGTCTTGGTAGCCTTATGACACACAATGCCAAAAACAATGACGAGTTAATTGGATATATTAGGGGCGTTATGGATGTGCTGGGGCATATCAAGGCTATGGCTAACCTAAATGATGATGAGGAGTGATAAGATGTGCTGGAAAATTAAGACGCCCAGCGTAAACACTGACGTATCTGCATCCTCCTTAGTACCGGAAACCAATGCAAAAGACCCTGATAGTCCTGAGTATGGTGGTACTACTGATACCTTTAACAAGAAGAAAGGTAGACAACAACTGACGATTGCTCGCAATGGCGTATACAATCCCACACAGTTGTAGAGAGGAGGAACGATGTGTACTAAGAAACCAAAAGTAGAACAAGCTGCTCCTGCTGCTGCCCCTGTTGCAGCACCCTTGAAGATTGATAATGTTGCTGAGGATACCAAAAAGGAAAATCCGAACGCTAAGACCAAGGGTAAAAAGAAGCTTACCATCACTCAGATTGGTAGTGGTACAGGGGTGAATCTTTAATGGCAGAGACAGCAAAAGCTTTATATGAGCGATTGGCTATTGAGCGTGAAGTTTATATTGATAGAGCTGAGGATTGTGCAAAATATACAATCCCTTTTTTATTTCCTAAAAAAGAAGCTAATGGTACTACTAAATACCCTACGCCCTATCAAGCGGTAGGTGCAAGAGGTGTCAATAACCTCACGTCAAAGCTGGTATTAGCTCTGTTCCCCCCAAACACACCTTTCTTCAGACAAGACATCCGAGATGATGTCCTCAAATATTATGAGAGCAAACCCGAAGACAAACAAGAGATAGAGCAAGCATTAGTACAAAGAGAACAAACGGCTCAGAAATACTTTGAATCTTCGCAGATGCGTGTTTCCATGGAGGTGTGTCTGAAACAGCTTATTATAGCTGGCAATGCTTTACTGTTCTTCCCTCCTAAAGAGGGGGGCATTAAAGTCTATAAGCTGAATAGTTATGTAGTACAAAGAGACTTTGTGGGACACCCTATTCAGATGATTACCTGTGACAAACTTGCTATCAATACCCTGCCCTATGAAGTCTTAGGGCAACTAGATATTGATTTGTCTACCAAACGTGGTGATGAATTGGTTGAGGTCTATACACATATCACCTATTCATCCAAAGACAACAGATATTATAGTTACCAAGAGATTGAGGGTAAACAGATTGATGGCTATGAGCAGTCTTTCCCTGCTGATGTTTGTCCTTGGATTCCTGTCCGTCTCTTTAAGATGGATGGTGAACATTATAGTCGCTCATATGTTGAGGAATATATTGGTGACTTAAAGACCCTTGAAGGTCTCTCTAAAGCCATTGCAGAGATGTCTGCTATTGCTGCTTCTGTAATCTACCTTGTGCGCCCTAATGGTGTGACGCAACCTAGTAAGATTATGAAGACAAAAAATGGTGGCTTTGTAACAGGTAACAAGGAAGATGTTACTTGCCTGTCGCTGGACAAGACACAAGATATGCAGATTGCTAAAATGACTGCTGATGCTATTGAAAGCAGGTTGTCTTATGCCTTCATGCTAAATTCTGCTGTCCAACGTAGTGGTGAACGTGTAACTGCTGAGGAAATTCGTTATGTGGCTAATGAGCTTGAGGATACCCTTGGGGGTATCTATTCTATCTTGTCACAAGAATTGCAACTACCCTTAGCTAACACACTTTTGAACATCCTTTCCAAAAAAGGTGAAATTGCTGATGTCCCCAAAGATATTGTGTCTCTTGCCGTAACTACCGGCATGGAAGCTATTGGACGTGGACATGACCAACAGAAGCTTACTGTCTTTATCCAAGGCATTGCTCAGATTCCTGATGCAGCATCTGTTGTGAATTGGGAAGGCGTTGCTCGTGCTTGGGCAAATAGCTGTAATCTTGATACCACAGGTCTGATTAAGTCTGCGGAACAGATTCAGCAGGAACAACAACAAGCACAAATGATGGCAATGGCACAGGCTGCTATACCTAATGCAACCAAAGGTGCTATGGATGCCATGAATCAGCAGACACAGGGAGGTAGTGAAGATAATGGCTGATACTGAAAATCAAAACACACAGGTCAATGAAGAACCCAAGGAAACACAGGTAGATATTACTGATACTACTATTGTTTCTAATGGTGAAGTTATTGATACTGATAACACTGAAGGTGGCAAAGTTGAAGAAGAAACCACCACTGATGAAAAAGACACCAAAGAAGAAGACAAACCTGCTGAGGAGCAGGAAGAGTACCAAAAAGCTAAAGGTGAGATTGAATCTGCCAAGACTGAACTTGAAGGTAAGGACATCGACTATGCTGCCTTAGAAGCTGAATACAATGAGAATGGGGGTTTGTCTGAAGACAGCTATAAACTGTTGGAAGAAAAAGGCTACCCTAAGGCTCTTGTAGAAGCAGCTCTCGCTGGTTGGCAAGCTAAGGCTGATGCTTTTGCTAACAAGATTATTGAGGATGCTGGTGGTATCAACGAGTACAAACGTATCCAAAAATTCGTGCAGTCCCAAGGTGCAGGTGCTGTCAGTGCCTTCAACGCTATTGTAAATAAAGATGATTTGTCTGTTGTGTCTGCTTACATCGCAGGTGTAAAAGCACAGATGGTAGCGCAACATGGTACTGCTAATCCTACTTTAGGTGGTAGCGGTAACGTGGGTAAATCCAAAGGTTATACTGATGCCAATGAGATGATTAAGGCTATGAGTGACCCACGCTATGGTAAAGACCCCAACTACATGCAAGAAGTAGAGCGTAAAGTAGCTGCTTCTAAATTCTTTGGTTAAGACACAAACGTCAATCCCCTCCCATAAGCGGAGGGTTATTTTTTTTTATTCAAAATTATTAAAGGAGTGATTTAATGGCTGATATGATTATTGCCAACCCTGGTCTTGCACAATCTGATAAAGGTAAAGACCGCTTAGGTTTATTTCTGAAAATGTTTACCGGTGAAGTTCTCACCGCTTTCTCTCAATCCACTATTACAGGTGGTCGCTTCTCTGAGCGCACTATTGAACATGGTAAATCTGCTATCTTCCCAATTGTAGGTCGAGCAAAAGCTAAATACCTGAAAGCAGGTAAGAATTTGGATGACCTGCGTACCCCTATTGAACACAATGAGCGTACTATTGTGCTGGATGGTCTGCTGACCTCTGACTGCATGATTTTTGATTTGGATGAAGCTATGAACCACTTTGAGCTGCGTTCTAAGTATTCCAAGGAAATGGGTGAAGCATTGGCTGTTGCTCAGGACTGCGCTATCTTGGCTGAAGTAGCTAAGATGATTGTAGAAGACAAAGAGAACCTGCCTACCAATGCTACTACAGGTGTCAAAGGCACAGGCAAGGGTCTGATTGTTACCGAGACTGTGGCAACTGCTGACTATGGCGAGACTGAAGCTATGGGTGTAGCTATCTTTCAGGAACTGCTGAAAATCAAGACCAAAATGTCTGAGAATAATGTTCCGCTGGCAGGTCGCAACTGCTACATCAAACCAATGGCACTCAACGCACTGATTGCTAACAAAGACATCATCAACAAACTGTATGGTGCTTCTATGACTATTGAGGGTAACAACCCCCCGAAACTGATTGGTTTCGATTTGATTGAAGCTCCTCTGCTGACCGAGGGTGGCGTAGATAATGAGAATGTTATGCAGGGTGATGGTCATGTGTTCCCTACTACCTACAAAGACACCTGCCAATTCATTGTGGCACATCCGTCTTCTGCTGGTATCCTGACCCTCAAAGGTCTTGGCATGGAACATGCTCGCCGTCCTGAATATCAGGCTGACCAAATTATTGCTAAATATGCAAAAGGTTTTGGTGGTCTGCGCCCTGAAGCTGCCTTTATGGGTGTTGTAACTCAGGCTTAATTTAAACTACTAACACTAGGGGATGGCGTATGCTGTCCCCTATTTTTTCTAAAAATGAAAGGAGATACCAATGCAACTAACAGCATTAACTGAACTTGATGCAGTCAATAGTATCATTGGTACTATTGGTGAAGCTCCTATTAACAGTCTTGAAGAACTGACAGATGTGGATGCTATCAATGCCCTTCGTATCCTGCGGAATATCAGCAGACAAGAGCAGTCCCGAGGATGGACTTTTAACAAAACACCCCACTTCACCCTTAACCCGGATGTAGACACAAAGAAGATTCCATGGAACAGTAACTACTTGTATCTTAAGGATAACCATGGTGTCAAGCTCGTTCGACAGGGTGACTATGTGAAAGACCTGTTCAAAGACACCCTAATCTTTGAACACCCTCTTGATGTAGAGATGGTGCTTTATCTTGACTTTGAAAACTTACCGGAGCAGATGAGAAACTACATCTTAGCTAAGGCATGTTTTGTCTTCCAAAGCTCCTACTTTGGTGATGATAGTCTGACCAAGATTACCCAGCAGGAGATTGCTGAAGCATGGCAACATCTAATGGAATTTGAGGTAGACAATAATAACTTTTCTATGCTGGAGCATACCTATGTTCATAAGCTGAGATTGAGGTGAGATTATGGGATTGATTAACCAAGACATAAAAAACCTTGTTAGTGGTGTGTCTCAGCAACCCCCTATCCTCAGACACCCTGAACAGTTAGAGGAACAGTTGAATGGTTATTCTAGTGAAGCAGGTGGCTTACAGAAGCGTCCTCCTACTATCTTTGAAGCTACCCTAGGTAAGAGAGGTAATGCAATCAATAAGCCTTTGATTCACTTTATAGACAGAGATACTAATGAAAAGTATATTGTTATCTTCACTGGCGCAGGTATTGATGTCTTTGACCTACAGGGTAATAAGAAAACTGTAACTATGCAGGAAGATATTTCCTACATTTATACACAAAGTCCACGCAGTAATATTAAGGCTATTACTATTGCTGATTATACCTTTATTACCAATACAGCACAGAAAGCCAAAATGTCTGATAAAGTGGATGATATATCGTGGAATACTCAGGGATTACTTGTAAATATTAAGAGTGGTCAGTATGGCAAAACGTATAAGATTGTTGTAAATGGTGAAACTGTTGCTAGCTATGAAACTCCCGACGGCAGCGACAAGTCCCATACAAAGATGATTAACACTGATGCTATTGTAGAACAGTTAGCTGAACAAGCAGTTACAAAAGAGTTTGTGGTTACTAAAGGTTCTTCTTGGTTGTATTTAAAGAAAAGTGCGTATACAACCGAAACAGGGGAAACTGTAACTATACAACCGGGTACTACTGTTCAGCAGCAAGAGGATAGATTCAACGGCTTGAATTATGATTATCTTTATATCAATAACAACTATATTAAAAGGCGTACTCCCTCTACTGTGGTACGTAATTTATATAAAATTGTTGTAACTATCCCTAAGTTGTCAGTGTTGGAAAAAGATGCTGATATAGAAGCATACAATAAAATGAAAGCAGAGATTAATAGATGTGAAGCAGAGGGTTGGAAGGTTACAGTAGCTGATAGTGTGTTAACAGTTTATCGTGGAAATAGTCCGACTTCATCCGTAACAGAAGCTGAGGCTTATACTGTTGAGTGGCAAGAGGAAACCAACACACCATCTTACAGTGTCGCTAAGTCTTTGATTAATACTGCTGTTGTATATGATGGCTACAATAATCAAGCTGCTTTCGGTATACTAAAATCTGTGCAGAAGTTTACTAATCTTCCTGCTACTGCCCCTGATGGTTATCTTGTAAAGATTGTAGGTGAAGAAGGCAGTAACACTGATGACTATTATGTTAAGTATAGTGCGGAAGAAAAGGTATGGAAAGAATGTGCTAAACCTAATATGAAAAACCACTTTGATGCTTCTACTCTCCCTCATGTGCTTGTGCGTGAAGCGAATGGCGCTTTTACTTTCCGGAGAGCTGAATGGGAATCTAGGGATATTGGTGATGATGATAGTAACCCTCTACCTTCTTTCATAGGACAGACAATAAATGATGTCTTTTATCATCGTAACCGCTTAGGCTTCTTAAGTGGTGAGAATGTTATCCTCACTAGAAGTGCTAACTTCTTCAATTTTTGGATGACAAGTGCCACCAAGGTGCAGGACACAGACCCTATTGATTTAGCAGTCTCTGACAATACTATCAGCACATTGTATAATGCAGTCACATTTGATACTGACCTTATCCTGTTCAGTCAAGAAGCTCAATTCATGCTCTCTGCTGATGGGGTCTTAACACCTACAAATGCTAATTTATCCCCGGCAGTTACCCACTATGAAGCTAGTCTTAAGGCTAAGCCTATTAACGCAGGACGCAATGTTTACTTTGTGGCTGAAAGAGCTAAGTATACTACTGTGCGTGAGTTCTTCACCGCAGCAGACAACACAGATGCTAAGGATGTTCAAGACATAACATCTCACGTTCCTAACTACATCCCTAATGGTGTCTATAAAATCATACCTTCTACTGTTGAGAATGTCATGCTTTATCTTACTGAAGGTGATGAGACATCAATGTATGTCTATAAGTACCTCTTTATCGACAGCCAGCGTGTACAGGCTGCATGGTCTAAGTGGGATATGCAGGGTGTTGTCTATGGAGGGCAATTTATTGACAACTATCTTTATCTGATAGTTGAGCGTAATGGTTACTACTGTTTGGAGAAGGTTTCCTTTACCATTAATACCACTGACTTTGATAGTGAAGCCTATCGCATCTTGTTGGACTGTAAACACTCCTATCAGATTCCTGCTGATTGCTATGATTCTCTAAAGGATGAAACAACAGTAAATGTAAGTGACATCTTTGGAGATATATATGAGCAGGATAGACAATATAGTGCTGTTGCTTCTGATGGTACATATGCTAAGGCTAAAGATGGTAAGCTGGTATTTATAGGTGATTATTCTAACCAAGGGTTAACTGTAGGTATCAACTATAACTTTAAGATTGTTATGTCAACTATTATGGTTAAGCAATCTGATAATGGTAATACTCAGGCTCTCATTGAGGGCAGATTACAGCTCCGTCAGATGTGGTTTAACTATGCTGATAGTGGATACTTTAAAGTAACTGTAGATATTAAAGACAAACAAGCCTATGTCTATGAGTATACCTCTAGGCTCTTAGGTACTCGTTTTAATATCTTAGGTGCAATGCCTTTTACCACAGGTTCTTTTAAGTTCCCTATCCAAGCCAAAAATGAAAACGTAAACGTTTGTTTGGAAACAGACACCCCACTTCCTGTATCTCTTATAGGTGCAGGTTGGATTGGTAACTATCAAAGGAGGACGAGACTATTTTAAAAGTATCTAAATTAAACATTGCACAGCTCTGTGACTTTAGAGAAAACATGAGAGAGGAAGACAGACTAGAGTGGTATTATGCTTCAGGCTGTTCTTTTGGTCTCACACCTGTTTTAGAGTTGAAAGATGCTTTGTGCCTTTATGATGATGAGACACACAAGGTCTATGCCGTTGGTGGTATTGAAGCTGACTTAATATGGGTTGTCTGCACTACAGAAGTAGATAAGCACCCTATCAAGTTCCTGCGCTTCTGTAAACCCTTTTTCAAGAAGTGGGTACAATGGCATGTCAGTAATTATGTATGGATGAAGAATATCAAACATATTAGATGGCTCACATGGTTAGGTGCTAAATTCTATAAGTACAAAGAAATCAACGGAGAGCCTTTTCAGAAATTTACTTTATATCCGGCAAAGGAGTGATGTCTTATGTGCAGTCCTATGGTGGCTGCTGGTATCAGTACAGGTTTGCAAGTAGCAGGTGACTACATGGGACAACGTGCGCAAGCTAAGGCAGCGCAAGCTACCATGAACGCACAGGCTAAGGCAGCTATCACTGAAATGAATTGGAATATCATGGATTTAGAACAGCAGCGCACAGATGCCTTTGACCAAGCTGTTGTGGAGATTAGCAACACTAGGTTAAACTCTATGCAACTCAATAGTGGTGTAAAGGCTGCTGTGAATGAGACCATGAGCGGACGTACAGCTAACCTCATTGTACGTGCTGCCGAAGGCGATACCGCTCGTGCTGTGTCCTCTATCCAAGACAACTATAAACGTAAATCTAATGAGGTTGACCTGAATCGTGAGCGTCAGGTAAAATCCACTCACGAATATTTAGAGAACCTTAATGCTTCTGCTCCTAAGATGCCTAGTAGATTCACTAACTTATTGTCTTCTGCTGCAACAGGCTTGAATAATTATACACAAGCTAAGAATATTATGAATCAACAGAAGATTACAGGTGGTGCTGGAAAAGCAGCAAAAAATGCTACTAAGACATGGATAGGCAACGCTCCACGTAGCGTCCACGAGAAGCTAGGTATTGGCAATGGTATTTATAGGAGGTAAGAAGATTGAGTAAAGAAGTACAGGCAGCGATAGGCACTCAACGGCAGTTTTCAAAACAACCGGAGATTCCCTATGCGCTGTCCTTAAATAAATTCAATGCATCTACAGGTATCTCCCAGCGTACAGATTTAGATGCACAACGCTTAGCATCATCTTTAGGTCTCCTTGGTAAGAATATCATGGAGGAGCGTATTGCTGATGAGAAGCGTACCCAAGACCAAGCAGTCTTGGTCAATGCAGACAAACTCCTTGCAGGTAAGACACAAGAAGACCTGAAGAAGTTTGACCGCATGGCAGCTTTGCAGAACTCTAGTGCTGAATTTGATTTGACAGATAACCGCTATGCTATGGCTGTTCTTGAAAAAGGTATTGGTAAGATGGCAAGCCAATATGCCAAAGAGCAATGGGCAAATGACCCTGCTTCTGAAAAGCCTAAGAGTGTATCTGAAGCTATTAGTCTTTTCAATAAGTATCTACAGGAGAACAGAGCTAACTTCAGTGATGATGGTATCTCTAATAAAGTAGCCTTTGACCAGGGTTATTATGAAGGTGCTGTTCAAGACACAATAAAAATAGCTAATGAAGCTGACAAGAGAATCAATGATGATAAACGTCAGAAGATGGTCATGTTAGGCTCTAGTGAGTTTCAAGACCTTGTGTATAGTGGAGCTAAGGGTGAAGACTTTCTCACTCGTGGTAATGAAGCGTTGCGTAAGGTTCAGTTAGGTGCTAGAGATAGAGATGGCTTCATTAAAGCTGTTGCCCCTCTTGCTCAGATGATTGCTGACCAAGATTTTGATACGACAAGATTGGATGCCTTAGGTGACTATCAATACGAAGATGGTTTGTCTTTGAAACAGATGGTTAACATCTATCCCTCCTATACTAAGATTGCAGATAACTTCAATCTGAGAGTTACCGATGATATTGTGTCTAAATGCACACGTCCTGATGGCACTGTTGACCTCTCAAAAGCTGAAGCATTGTTGTCTCAGTTACCTGCGGAAACTACAAATGCTGATGGTATTCCCGAAGCTAACCTACCTATCTCGCAGGGAGACAACCCCGACTTAGCAGACCTGTCCCCCACTATGAAAAGTGTATTACCTATGGTTGGTGGTGCTATCTATCAGTTAGGTTTTAAGGATGCACAGATTACTAGCGGTTATCGTACAGCAGAGCATAATGCATCTGTGGGTGGTGTACCTAACTCAGAGCATACCCAAGGCAATGCTGTGGATATTTACTTAGGTGACAATGTGGACGAAGCACAGGCAAATAAAGCATTGTCTTATTTTAAGCAATACTTTGGTGAGGTCTTATTCCATGATGCTGGCACAGGCAGACATCTGCACCTTGCTGATTACCATGGTGGCATGAAAGCTGCTAATCCTAAAGAGCAGTCTGCTGCTGCCTATAACCCCCAACGTGTCAATAAGATACGCCAAGCTATCTACGCCAAACAGGCACAGGCTCAGCGTGTTAAGGCTCAACGTGATGCTGAGGAAAGAGACAGAATCAATATGGCTCTTTTGCAGACCAATGACCCCAACGAGCAACTACAGATTATTAATAGCTCTAACTTGCCAGCAGCAACTAAGGCTACTATGGCTCGTACTATTACACGCCAAGCACGTCAGGCTGCTAAAGGCTATGGTAATGATGCAGAAGCTAAACATTTTTGGTCATATGAAAATGGCTATCAATATATTAAAGACACACAGACATATGCTGAATGGTACAAAGCTTATCAAGACCCTGATGTTGATGGTGATTCTGATGAGTATAAGGCTTTACAAAAGAGAGCTAATAGAGCCACAGCAAGACTTAATGCCTTGCTAGAGTTCAAAAAGAAACGTGGGTATATTCCTAGTGAGCAGGAGACAACACAGTCTACTGCACCTCCTGATGATACCCCTGTGTTCTCTCAAAAAGACAAGGATATAGCTGAGATGAAGATATGGGCGAACAGTAACCCTAAAAATTCTGCTGGTGTACCTTTAGATGAAGACCAAATTCGTGATGCTATTGATAAGTTTGCTATACGTAATGGTCTTGATGTGAATGATATTGAGGAGGAGGTCTTTGGTTCATAATGAGTATTATTGATGATTTAAATAAACTTGGTGATGAATCATATGGTGATTTACAAGCCAAAGGACAAGAACAGCTCCAAAAGGTACAGCACCAAGGCTATAATCCTTTTGATGATTTTGGTGAAGCGGTTACCGAATGGATTGCAGACATAAATAAATCGGGTCAGAAGCTTGCTGTGGCTGCTGGTGAAGCCTATAAAACAGGTAATTTTGATGCTATTGATGATATGTCTTTACCTGACGTTGATGCACCTTCCCCCTCTCCTGCCCAAGAAAAGGTTGCACAAGCTTTGCAGGATGCTGTGGATGATGCTCGCTATGTGGCTACCAAAGACCCCCTTACTCTCATAGGTGATGTAGCTGGTGCTGCTAGTCCTTGGATTCCTTTGGCTGTTCAAGTCCCTATCATGGTACATGAGATGCAGAAGGCACAAGAGATTGAAAATGCCCCTGAGATGTCTGACCAAGCCAAAGCATCCCTACTTCCTATGTTGGCAGGTACTGTGGCAGCTTCTGTGACACATGGCGTGGGGGGTCTTTTATCTAAGGCTGCCCCTAAAGTCTCTAAGGTTATGACTACCCCTTTTGTGGGTAGCGGTATTGCAGCAGGTACAGTTCTTGCTATGGATGAGAATGTACGTAATTACGCAGCAGAACATCCTGCTCGTTTTGCTGTCAGCCAATTTTTGACCGATACTGCTATTGGTACTAAAAAGCTTGTCAAAGCAGATTGGTCTGCTAAGACAACCCCTATCACGGATGCAGAGATTGTGTCTGAAAAGACAAACCCTGCTACTGAACCTTTGGCTGATAAGACTAAAGTTGAGGAGACAAACAAAAAGTTAGGTTCTCCTACTAAAGAGAAGAATAAAAGGAAACGTAAGCATCGTAAGCAACATCGTTAGAATGTATGGGATGTTGATAATGACTATGAGGAGATGGTTACACCTGCTCAGGTTACGAAGCGTGAACCCAAGACAACTGCTGAAAAAGCTTATCCGGAACAAATGCCTGAACAGCAGATGCAACAGGATGCTATTGCTAATCAGTTAGCTAAAGAGCATCTTGAAGCTAAGCAGACACCTGAAATTATGCAGGGTGCTCATGGTGATAAGCTTGAATATAGTAAAGATAACCTTTACCCTCATCCTGTGAGTGCAGAGGATATATGGGAAACAGCCAAAGCTATGTTCCCTATTCGCCCCGGTAGATTGGATTTAGCTGATAGTGATAGAACCTTAGGCTATTTTATGCCACAAGGTAAAGGTATTCGTATCCGTGGTTTTCGTGCATGGTCTGTAATCTGCCATGAAATCGGACATGGTTTGTCTGATAAATTTGGTTGGGGTAAAGATACAGCAGTTCAAAAAGAACTTTATGATGGTGCTACTTCCATATGGCAACATGGTGAGTATGGTAATAGATATGCCCCGGAAAACTATGCTACCTATGTAGAAGAAGGACGAGCTGCTTTTATGAATGAGTATTGTGTCAACCCTGAGATGGCTAAGAAGCACTTCCCTCTTGCCTATGCTGAATTTGAAAAGGCTATTGCAAGTGATAGATTCTATCAGGCACAGATGAACCTTTTAGGACAACAAGTGCGCCGATGGGGTTCTCAGTCTGATTTTAGCAAAGCTGCTGGTATGTTCCATTGGGCAGACAAAGAGCTTGGCAAAAGAATTGATAAACTCATTGGTACTTGGACTGCTACTAAAAAGCATTTTGCTTGGGAGTATGCTGACCTTGACGAAAGCATAAGAGCTTATGAGGATAACCAAGGTGTAAAGATAGCTATGGAGAATGACCCTGCTGTCTTAGCACAGTATGCAAAGCAAGCAGGTAATGATACTGTTGGTTGTCTTCTGAATGGTAATAATCTAGGCACTAGAGCTGCTGTTAAAATGATGCAGACAAAATTTAATATTGCACTTAATAATGTTGTAGCTACTGACATCTTGAAACCTTTGGATGCACAAGGTAAGCGTGGTGCTGAACTTCAAAAGTGGCTTAAAGAAACTGAGTATAAGGATTTCTATGAAGCCTTTAATACCTATCAAACTGCCAAACATGAATTAGAAGTTATGGCAACAGGACGTAAGACAACACACACTTTGAAAGAATGTGATAAAATCATCACTAAAGCAGAGGAATTGCCTGAGATGAAAGTTGCTTCTAATCTTTGGAAACAGTGGAATGAGAATGTGTTGCGAATTGCTGTTGCCGGACAAATTATTCCTGCAAAGGTTGCTAACACTTTCTTAAAGAAGTACCCTGAATATATACCTATGTCACGTTCATTCGAGATTGAGGGTACTAGCGACTTCTTTGCATCCCATAAGGCTATGACTGTTGAAGGTTCTGAACGTATTATTAAAGACCCTCTTGTCCAAGCTGTTAAGAATATGCAGAGTATTGTCACTAAAGTAGAGCGCAATCGTGTTGGTCTTGCTCTTGCTGATTTAGCTCAGGGTGAAAAGGGACATTTTCTTATGATGCCTGTAAAAGATGGTAAATACAAGCATGTTTCACAAATTATTACTGTCTATGAAGAGGGACACCCTAAATACTACCAATGTATGATGAAAGGTCTCTATGAAGCTATGACTTCCGAAGATGGAAATATGAGTGCTTCTAAACTTGACATTATTGAGAAAATCTCTCATGGCGCAGCGACAGCTTTACGTATTGGCTCTACTAGCACACCTATGTTTGCTACCGCTAACCTCTGCAAAGATATTCTTGAAGCAACTATTATGAACGCTGATGGGCGTAGTGCTTCTCACATTCCCCTTGTTGCTCCTATGAAAATCTTTTGGCAGGGATTGCAGATGCTCAATAGTGACAATGCCTTTGGTAAACTTATCATTCGCAACAACAGAGAACGTGCTCTGCTTAGACAATACAAAAGAGAATTTAGGTCTAATGGTGTCACTATGTCCACACGCTTAGGCTCTATTGCTGAAATCAATAAAGACTTTAGGAAAACTGTAGACCCTAACATTAGTGATTCTGTCCTTGATAAAATCTTATATCCTATCAAAGTATTATGGAATTGGAATGTAGCATATGGTGAAGCTATGGAACAGTTACCACGTATGGCTCTTTATCGACGTGCTAAAGGACGTGGTGCTTCTATGATTGAAGCTGCTATGGTTGCTTCTGACAGTACCCTTAATTTTGCGAAGAGTGGTACTACTGTTCAAATTCTTAACAGGCATACGCCTTTTTTTAATGCAGCTTTTCAAGGTACTTTAAAGACAGCTAGAGAGCTTTCTAAAAATCCTCTCAGTGTTGGGCTTGCTATGGCAGAACATGTACTGTTTCCCACCCTGTTATTGTGGTATTGGAATAAAGACGAAGATTGGTATAAGGATATGCCTATGGAGATGAAGAATAAAGCATGGTACATCAAGATAGGTGATACCATCTATGATTACCCTAAACCTGCCTTTATCGGACAACTAGCTGGTTCTATACCTGAGCGACTGTTAGATGTTATGGCTGAGGGTGAAGATAAGCAGGTTATTGCTGATGCTGTCTATAAGCTTATCAAAGACCTTGCTCCTTCCGGTGCTCCTCCTATCATAGAGAAATTCTATGAATGGCAGACAAACCACTCTATGTATCGTAATCGTCCTCTTGTTGACCAGCGTCTTGAAAAGCTCAGTCCTAAGAACCAATATAACCAGTACACCTCTATGGTAGCACGTGGTATTGGGCAGGCAACTAATCTGTCACCTATTAAGATAGACAATACAATCTATGGTCTCACAGGCTCTATGGGTTATACTTTTATGAACGCTGTGGATATGGTGGCTAGGGATAATATTACCCCCAGCAAGAAATGGACTGAATATACTCGCTTTACTTATACTGAGGGTACAGGTACTTCCCGCAGCAAGGATGTATTCTTTGGTGGTCTTGATAAGCTGGAGACACAATATGCAGATGCCTCTTTTGAGGGTAGGAAGCCTAAGGTGGACAAAGAACTTAAAGGTATGCGTAAAGCTAGGGCAGATGCTATGAAAGTTTCTAAGGCTATCAGGGAGCTGTATGCAGACAAAACTATGGATGCAGACACTAAGCGTGCTAAACTTGATGAGCTGAATAAGAAACAAAATAGTATTTTCAGAACTGCCAATAAGAAATACTTAAATTACAAATATATACAAGTCCCAAAATAATGTGGTATAATACTTATTGGGAGTGATGCTTATGCAAAGACTTAAGATGAAAAATGTGGAGAAGTATTTAACTATCATTGTTTGGACATTACTAATCTCAGCTACATTTTGTGTAATATTTAATATAGAGGGGTCAAAACCTTTTGTTGATGTTGTGACAGGAGGTTTTGTATATCTTTTCTTTGGTAGTTTTGCATTTTGCATAGTAGTTATGATAATCTCTTTTCTTTTTAATGCTATTTGCGAGATACGTAAAAAGAAAGACAATAAACTTATTGCTGCTATATCTCTTATCCTTTTTCTTATATTCTTTGCTATTACATTTATTTTTGATAGTGGCATAGATATTCCCTATGCTCGCTTCTATGCTAGATAACATTCTCCCTGAGGTGATTCCAATGTACAGCTACTAACTTCATACCTATCCATTGTTGCTTTGCACGGACAATGAAAGGAGTTCTGTCCCATGGAATTAAGTGCTGATATTCAACGAGAAATACAGCAACAGTTTAAAAATAGCTATGCCCAACTTTTAGCGGACATAACTCGCATTTATGAGCAAGGTGCTATGCGTGATGCTCTCACCGGACTGTACAATAAGCAAGCCTTTGAGCGTGACAGTACCACTAATCACTTTGGTTTCGTTGGTATCCTTTTCGCAGACATCAATGGTCTGAAATATACCAATGACCACTTTGGACACAGTGCAGGGGATAAACTGATAAAGGACTTTGCAGCTAAGCTTAAGGAGCCCTTTATCTCCCCTATTTATACCTGCTATCACATCTCGGGTGATGAATTTATAGTAGCTGGGTTCGATATTAAAATCCATGAGTTCCTTGGAAGTGTATTGTCTTTCCATAAATCCCTATGGGATAAAGACAACCCTCCCCTAGCTGCTTTAGGCTACTCTGCTGGTGTCTTCTCAGATATTGCGGAAATCACAGAATATGCCGAAAAAGCAATGTATGAAGACAAACAAAAATTTTATAATAATTTTCCTCAGATGAGGAGACAATAAATTGATTTGGTGACCGCTGGCTCTTTTAGAGCTGGTGGTCTTTTTATTTTTGTAAAGGAGATGATTAATATAGCTATTAAATTGGCAACCTCCATTACTTACACAGCGGATGGTTCTCAAACGAATTTTTCTATTCCCTTTGATTACCTGCGCCCTTCCTTTGTGCATGTGGCTGTGAATGATGCTGAGGTATCTGAAGGATTCACTGTAAGTAATCGTGGAATTATGTTTGATACTGCTCCTGCAAAGGATGCCCTTGTCAAAATTTATCGTAAGACCCCTACCTCTCGTTTGGTGTCTTGGGCAGATGCTAGTATCCTGAAAGCTATAGATATGACTATTGCAGAAGTTCAGCAGTTACATATCTTAGAAGAAGCAAGTGATTGGTCTAAGACTAATTCTATTGTTCTTGATGAGGAAGGTAATACATGGCAGGGACGTAACTGTCGTATGTCTAATATAGCTGACCCTACAGAAGCACAGGATGTTGTAACCAAACATTACTTAGACAACGAAGAAGGTTCATTCACAGCAACCATGAACGCCCTTAAAACCAAGACAGAAGAAGCTGCAAGTACCGCAGAAACTAATGCCAAACAAGCGCAGACAAGTGCAACCAATGCTAAGACTAGCGAAACCAATGCTAAGACAAGCGAAACCAACGCTAAGACAAGCGAAACCAACGCTAAGACTAGCGAAACCAATGTCAACGCCAGCAAAGAAGCAGCACAGTCTGCTGCAAACAGCGCAAGTAACTTTGCAACTGATGCAAGAAGTAGTGCAAGTGAAGCCAAGAGTTACCGAGATGCTGCTAGTACCTATGCAACTAATGCTAAGAATTATAGTGAGAATGTCAATGTGTTTGTCCCTAGTGTGTCTACGGATGGTGTCTTAAGCTGGTCAAATAAAGCAGGACTTACTAACCCTCCCTCTGTGAACATTAAGGGTAAAGATGGTGCTGATGGTGGCGTAACTGTTGATGATGCTTTATCTGATACTTCGACTAACGCTATTCAGAACAAAGTAGTAAAAGCAGCACTTGATAACAGAGCTGTGCTTGATGACACTAACACTTTTACTTCTCCAAATAAATTTGATGATATTTATATGGCAGATGGCATGAGCAGTCTTAAGTGGTATAATGGTTCACCTAACTTTGTTGTTGCTTCTATCAATTCCGAAAGATACACAGGTGAAGCAAACACGGCAAAGAAAGCTACTAAAGATGGTGATGGCAATATAATTACAAGCACTTACGCTACTAAGACAGAACTTAATAGTTACGTAAAGTCTGTAAACAATACTGCTCCCGATGATAATGGTAACGTAAATATTACTGTTAGTGGTGGAGGTGTAACTGTTGATGAAGAACTATCAAGTACAAGCACTCACCCGGTACAGAATAAAGCTATCTATAATGCGTTGCTGGGTAAAGTTGGCACTGAGGATATTTTTAATGGTTTTGCTTTAAGAAGTCCAACAGCTTCAATCCTGTGGCGAATAGGTTCACAGACACTAGGGTCACTTACTGCAAGCAATTATACAGGTACAGCATTACGTGCAACACAAGATGGTGATGGTAATGTAATCACGAGCACTTACGCTACTAAAACAGAACTTAATAGCTGTGTTAAGACTGTAAATAATGTTGCCCCCGATTCTAATGGCAACGTCAATATTAGCGTTAGTGGGGGTTCTAATGTAACTGTAGATGCTGAATTGTCTGCAACTAGCACTAATCCTGTACAGAACAAAGTCATTGAAGCTGCCCTTAAAAATAAGGCAAATCTTAATAAACTTAATACATTCTCGAAGGAAAATTGGTTTCAAAAGGGTATGAGCCTTTTTGCTTATAGAGATTCTGATAGTGCTATAAAGTGGTATCAAAATCCTGTAGAACAGCCGATTGCATCTATTGATGCTACTAACTATACAGGCACAGCAGCCAAAGCTACACAAGATGGTGCAGGTAATGTTATCAGCACTACATATATCAAGAGTGTAAATAATGTTAAGCCAGACAGTAATGGTAATGTTAGTATTACTGCTAGCGGAGGGAACGGAGTAAGTCTTTCGGCAGAAAATGCATGGACAGGCAAACAGACCTTCCAAAAAATGAAATTTAACTTTGAAAGCTATAATGCTCCACGTATTAGCGGTGCTACTGATAATCCGTCTGAGTCGGTGGCAGTATATAATGTACAAGGTAACTTTACACTAGATATGTCAGTATTAGCAGGGCTGTTAAGCAATGGTGATGCTACCTTATTTACTGCCTACATTACTGCGAATGGCACATACACTCTGAGCATCACTAATGCTGGCACGTTGAAGCATGCGGGAAGTGCTGCGGATTTAGCGATAACAGCCAGCGGTCTACTTTTAAATATCTTTTTGACTAAAAATGCTAGTGGTGTTGTGACAAGCATTGCGCAAGCGACAAAGTTATCGTGAGGTGCTTAAATGGGACTGAATCGTATTTTGATGAAGGCTAATGGTAGTAGCATTGAAGGTGATGGCGAATTTATAATGACCATGGGGCAACATGGTGAGCAATATGGCTATTCACGTTATAATGCTACGTTTGGTGAAGGCGAAGGTAATGTGAAACATGATGGCAAGGCTGTTACTCTTGTTATGGTGAGCTATTATGGAGGTTGGCTTGATTTTGCGTTCAATATTGAAGGTATCAGTAGTGGCAAGTACAATGTTACCCTTAAAGTAACGTCGATGGAAACAAATGAGAGTGTACGTGTTGAATTTCCAAACATTCAATATCAGAGCTATGTCCCCGGTTTTTATGAATATACAAACAAGCCACCTTCTGATGTCGCTACTATGTTTAGTGCTAAAAACGTAGGCAAAAAATATAGAGTTGAAATAATATTTAACTAAGGAGGACAAATGAAAATAACCTATACATATAAAAATAAAGACTACACAACCTTCCGAGAGCTTTCTGAAACTCTAGGCAAAGATGGCATCTTTATCCCTCTGTCTATTTCCGAGGAATCCCTCAAAGACTTAGGTGTCACTGTAACCATGGAAGAAGAAAGTCTTGAAAGCATCAAAGAGCACAAGATTCTTACTCTTAAGATTCAGCGTGATAACTTAGAGGTAGAACCTATTACTTACCAAGGCTATGCTTTTGATTATGATAGCAAAGCAAGGGACAGAATAAATGCTGCTATCATTGCCCTTGAAGTTGCAGGTGTTTCAGCCACCCTCACATGGACTACATCCAACAATCAAGATGTAAAGGTGACTGCATCTGACCTGCGTGGTGTCATTGCTCAGGTAGCACTGAGAAGTGATACGCTCCACACTGCTTATAGAAAAGCTAAAGAAAAAGTGGAAGTTGCATCAACTAAAGAGGAAGTTGAAGCTGTTAACTTATTTTAGCTGAATAAAAGACAGGGTTGTTGTCTCCCCTTTAGGGGTTTGGGTGGGCAGAAAGGAGTTATTATGGAAAAGAATCGTAAAAAGGCTCGTGCTTGGCTTAAGTCCTCTACTCTCACTGAGTACAAGGCTATCACTACCGAAGCCAAGCTCACACCAAAGCAACAAGACATACTTGACAAAATTATCATTAGTGACTACTCACAGCAAAAGCTTGCTATGGAGTACCACGAGGATGTGTCTTGTATCAAACGTGCCTTAAGACAAATATATGACAAAGTATATCTTGTTCTTTTCAAGTAACTTTATAGCCATTTAGTTACAACTTTCAATTCTTAAATTCATGTTATCATAATAGCAGGAGGTGACTAGTCACTATGCAATATAACATGAACCAAAACAAACTTATGCAAATGATGATGATGCAAGCCTTGAAGCAGGTTTCTCCTGAACTGTTATCAATGGTTGAGGAAGAAGCTCGTAAGCGTGGCATGTCTGATGAAGACATCAATGCAGGTAAAGCATACATCAACCAAGTTCAAAAAGGAGTTGAAAAGTAATGGAAATGGCTAATGCTGGCGTAGGTCTCGGTGATGCCCTGATGCTCGCCAAACAAGGTTCTAATGGTAATGAGATGTGGAATAACCCCTTTGTTTACCTTATCCTCTTAGCTGCTTTTGGTGGTGGCTTTGGTGGTTTCGGTGGCTGGGGTGGTAATGGTTCTGCTTTCCAAGGCACTGTAACTCGTGCAGAATTGGCAGATGGCTTAGACAACCAAGACATCAAAGCTAGTCTGCGTGGTATCCAAAGTGGTTTGTGTGACGGCTTCTACACTGTAGGCATGAACGAAAAAGAAACCGGATACAAAGTAGCTAGTGTTGGTGAGAGTATCAATCGTAACATTGATGCCCTGCGCTTTGAGGGTGCTGCAAACACCTGTAAGGTTACCACCGCCATCCATGAGGAAGGTGAGAAAACTCGTGCTCTGATTACCTGCAACACTATGCAAGCTCTGCGTGATAAGCTGGCAGATAAGGATAGAGAACTGCTCTATCTGAAACTTAAGTTACCTGCTACCACTACTGCTACTGCATAATGTTACCGAGGGTTGGCTAGAAGCTGACCCTCTTTTACTTTATTATGGAGGATATTATGGACAATGAAATTGTAAAGACAACCCCTCCTATTGGTGTCTCCACCCTATCCCTCATGGGCATCCCTCTGTCCGATTGGGTGTATATTGTCACCATTATGTATGTCTTGATTCAGATTTGGGTCTTGCTGTATAAGACCTTTTTTAAAAAGGAGGAATGTAATAAGTGAAATTATCTGCTCATTTTGATTCTAGTGAATTTGCCTGTAAGTGTGGCTGTGGTGGTCTCCACAATGGTGCTGACATCAACCCACGGCTTGTACAGGTATTAGAGCGTATGCGTGCTATCATTGGTAAACCTTTGGTGCTGTCCTGTGGTTACCGCTGTCCTGCCCACAATGCTGAGGTAGGTGGTGTGTCTAACAGTCAGCATATCTACGGAACTGCTGCGGATGTGCAATGCCCTGATGGTGTTATGTTGCAGACTTTGTATGATGCTGCGGTAACTGCTGGTGCTGATGGTATTGGTATTTATAGCTGGGGTGTCCATGTGGATGTCCGTGGTTATCCTGCACGTTGGTAAGATTTACGAGGGAGCTTAGTCTCCCTCTTTTTATTTTTTAAAGGAGGTCTATATAGATTTGAAAATTAAGAAACGAGATGGGTCTCTCGTAGACTTTAACAAAGACAAAATTATTAATGCTATCTCTAAGGCTGGCTTTGTAGCTTCAGAGACAAAAAATGCTATTGCTGATGTTGTTGAAAAGATGGCAAAAAAAGAAACACTAACTGTGGAGAAAATTCAAGATATTGTAGAAACTGAGCTTATGTTGAACTATTATCCTGAGGTAGCTAGAGAGTATGTGCGTTACCGCTATAAACGTGAGCTTATTCGTAATACCAAAGGTGCTTTGAGTGAAGTGCTTGAAATTGTCAACCTCAGCAACCAAGATGTGAATGAGGAAAATTCTAATAAGAACCCTGTTATTTTGTCTACCCAACGTGACTATATGGCAGGTATGGTCTCTAAGGAACTTTCTGAAAAGCTGTTGTTCCCTCCGGATGTAATGAAAGCTCATAAAGAAGGTATCATCCATGTACATGATATGGACTATGCTATCCAAAAGATGTACAACTGCGCTCTGTTAGACATGGAAGATATGCTTCAAAATGGCACTGTAATCAATGGTACTATGATTGAAAAGCCACATAGCTTTGCTACTGCTTGCAATATTGCTACTCAGATTATGGCACAGGTTGCTTCTAATCAATATGGTGGTCAAAGTGTGTCGGTAGCACATTTAGCTCCATTTGTCAATATCTCTAGACAAAAAATTAGAGAAGAATTTGCACAAGAACTAGAAGCTATTGGAGCAGGAGACTATTCTTATGATGATATTAAGCGTATCACAGAAAAGCGACTGAAAGCTGAAATCACTAAGGGTGTGCAGACAATGCAGTATCAAATTAATACCCTTATGACTTCCAATGGTCAGACACCTTTTGTTACCTTATTCCTATATCTCAATGAAGCTAAGAATGAGCAGGAGAAGAAAGACTTTGCTATGGTTATTGAGGAAATCATTCGCCAACGCTATCAAGGTGTCAAGAATGAAAAGGGTGCATGGATTACTGCTGCATTTCCTAAGCTGATTTATGTCTTAGAGGAAGACAACATCCGTAAAGGTACTCCCTATTATTACCTTACAGAGATGTGTGCTAAATGTACTGCTAAGCGTATGCAACCTGACTATTTGTCTGAGAAGATTATGCTGAAGAATAAGAAGACCGAAGATGGTGTGGGGCATTGCTACCCTCCTATGGGATGTAGAAGCTTCTTGACACCCTATCTTGACGAAAATGGTAAAGCCAAATTCTATGGTCGCTTCAACCAAGGTGTTGTCTCCATCAACCTTGTGGATGTTGCGCTGTCTGCTGATAAAGACATAAATAAATTTTGGTCTATCCTTGATGAGCGTTTAGAGCTATGCCACAAAGCCTTGCGTGTAAGACACCAAAATCTTAAAGGTACAATCTCCAATGTCTCCCCTATCCATTGGCAGTATGGTGCTATTGCTCGTCTGCAAAAAGGTGAGAAGATTGATAAATTATTGGAGAATGGGTACTCCACTATCTCCCTTGGCTATGCAGGTCTCTATGAGTGCTGCATGGCAATGTTCGGTAAATCCCATACTGACCTGGCTGTGAAACCCTTTGCACTCTCTGTCATGCAACATCTTAATGATAAGTGTGCTGAATGGAAAGCTAAGGAGCACTTAGGCTATAGTGTCTATGGCACTCCTATGGAGACCACCACATATAAATTTGCTAAGTGTCTTCGTAATCGCTTTGGGGTAATTAAGGAAGTCACTGACCATGACTATATCACTAATAGTTATCATGTGAATGTCCGTGAACCTATTGACCCCTTCACCAAACTGCAATTTGAATCTGAGTTCCAACTGCTTAGTCCGGGTGGTGCAATCAGTTACATTGAGTGTGCAGATATGACCAAAAACATTGATGCAGTCATGGCTGTCATTCAATTTATCTATGACAACATTATGTATGCTGAGCTGAATACCAAGAGTGACTATTGTCAGGTCTGTGGTTATGATGGCGAGATTAAGATTGTCACAGATAATGGTAGATTAGAATGGGAATGTCCGAATTGTGGTAATAGAGACAAAACCAAAATGAATGTGACACGTAGGACTTGCGGTTATTTGGGCAGTCAATTTTGGAATCAGGGGCGCACTGAGGAAATTAGAGACCGCTTTATTCATTTAGGTGGTGACTTCCGTGGCTAAAAAGGTGTATATCGCTGATATTAAGAATCCTTCACTCACTCGTGCTATCCGTTTAAAATGCATGGACTGTGCAGGTACTTCTGATAACATCCGAGATTGCCATATCTGCAAGTGTCCTCTGTGGTCTTTCCGTTTCGGTAAAGGAACTGCTGCTGCTATCCGTGCCTTATCCAAGACATATGATGTGTGTCTTGTGGATACTAATAAAACAGATTACATTGAAGAATTAAAAGGTAAGAAGTTAAAACGCCCTCAGTAACGCCTGAGAGCTTATCTGAACGATTGGTTTTTCTTGCCTATGTAATTATACCTATGGGAGTGTTTCATTGCTCAAATAGCACTCCCAGCACCTCTCAATCGTGTCAGAATTGATTTATGAATACAAAGGAGTGATAAACTATGCAGATAGATGAGAAACTGCTAGATAAGCTTGCTATAGGTGAAGTCAATGCCCTTTTAGAGGGTCTTGATGACCCGGAGCTACGTCGCAACCCTGCTTTTCTTGCTAAGGTGCGTGAGTTCTTAAAGCAAAATAAATTACAGACTACCCCCGAAACCCAAGGGGTACAAAAGATTCAAAGGACTGTAGAAGAAATTCCTACCTTTGATTTTGATGGGCAGGTGAGCTGATGTCTGAATGGACAGATGAACAAGTTGCCAAAGCCAAGGAGGACTTCAGGGTCTTCCTCTTTATCTTATGGAAGATGATTGGTCTTCCACCCCCTACCCCTATCCAATATGCAATGGCACATTACTTGCAGTATCCCCCTAGTGACCGCATTATTCTTGAAGCGTTCCGTGGTGCTGCAAAGAGCTTTATTACCTGTGCCTTTGCCGGATGGAGCTTATGGAATAACCCTCAGATTAAAGTAGAGATTGTGTCTGCTTCAAAGGAACGTGCAGATGCCAACGCTGTCTTTATTAAGCGTATCCTTAATGTCTTGCCCTTTTTAGAGCATTTAAGACCTGATACAACCAAAGGTAACAGAGACACAATGAACCTGTTTGATGTTGCCCCTGCTGTCCCTGACATCTCCCCTTCTGTAAAGTCTGTTGGTATCTATGGTCAGATTACAGGCTCTCGTGCTGACCTGCTGATTGCTGATGATATTGAGATTCCCTCAAACTCTGCAACGCAGGTACAGAGAGATAAGCTGAGTGAAGCAGTTAAGGAATTTGATTCCATCCTTAAACCTAATGGTCAGATAGTCTACTTAGGTACACCACAATGTGAGATGTCTCTTTATAATGAATTGCAAAATCGTGGCTACTCCTGCACCATTATCCCTGTTATTTACCCTGAGGATAAAAAGGCTCGTGATAATTATGGCAGCAGGTTGCATACCTTCATTGCTGATGCTCTTGATAAAGACCCTACATTAGCAGGTAAACCTACTGACCCTTTACGCTTCAATGATGAAGAGATTTTCAAACGTAGGCTGTCCTATGGTAAAGCTGGCTTTGCCTTGCAGTTTCTGCTTGACACAAACCTCTCTGATGCTGAAAAGTATCCGCTCAAAGTGGCTGACTTTATTGTGGCTGACCTTGATATGGATGAAGCATCTATGAAGTGGGCATGGGCAAGTGGGTATGAACAACGCCTAAAGGATGTACCCTGTACTGCCCTTAAAGGTGACTTCTTCTATGCCCCATTTGACAGGTCTAAAGAGACTGCTAAATATACAGGTACTGTAATGGCTATTGACCCCTCCGGACGTGGTGCGGATGAACTTGCCTATGCTGTTATCAAGATTCTCAATGGTTACCTTTTCCTCATGGAAGTTGGGGGCTATCGTGATGGCTATGGTGATGATACCCTCAACATCTTAGCTAATAAGTGTAAGTTTTGGGGTGTGAATGATGTTGTCTCTGAAGCCAACTTTGGTGATGGTATGTGGGGGCAGCTCTTTAAGCCTGTGCTGAATAAAGTACACCCTTGCACCTACACAGAAGTCAAGAACAACAAGCAGAAAGAAGCTCGTATCATTGATACCCTTGAACCTGTTATGATGCGCCATAAGCTCATCGTAAATACCTCTGTTATCTATGATGATTATAAGGTGTATGAGAATGACCAAAAGTATTCTTTAATCTATCAGCTCACAAGGCTGACTAGAGATAAGGGTGCGCTTGCTCACGATGATAGACTTGATGCTGTGACCATGGCTGTTGCCTTTTGGTTGGAGAGCTTAGACAGGGATGCTCAACAGGGTATTGATGAGCTTGAAGAAGAACAGCTTATGAAATGGTGGGATTCTGACTTTGGTATCCTACATAAAGAATATAATCCTGAGCTTGTTCCGGAACGCTATAGAAAAAGACAACCACAATTTGGAGGAGCTACTGTGGTTGATAACTTTTATAGCTAATGGGTCATATAAACCTGTGAAACTAATGGGTCACATACTCGATAAGAGTAGGAAAGGGACATTATATTATACCTATAGATAACTATAGATACCTTATAGTTACTATAGATACCATATGACCTTATATGATTCCATATGTAACCCTTAGATACCCTTGGTACTATAGATACTATAGATACCTAAGGGTAATTGTTATTATTACTAATAAACCTAATTAATAGATACTTATAGATACCCTAAGGTTTCCTATACCTCCTAAGGATTCCTTAGGGTATTTTTATTATTACCTTAAATAACCTTCTTATAGGAGACTATATACCATGAAAGAAACCTTAATGAAACTAAAGACCCTCTTCCTCTATGGTCTTTTAATATCCATCCCCCTGTTTGTCTTCTTGTGGTTCGTGGATACGCTATCCTCATCGTTCAATCCCGAATATAGACCCCTCCTTGGCTTCTTGCAGATTGCAAACAGTCTGCTGCAAACCATTATAGGTATGTAACGCTATGTTTACCACGAGAACTAAGAATATAATTGCTCTTTTACTGAGCTTTGCTATTGGAGCTGGTTGCTGCTACTTATATCTAAGAGGAGACAACAAAGCTTCAGAACCCCCTATGCCCAGCTCAGATTCCAAGGGTGGACTTTTGTCTACCACAGGAATCCATGCTGAGACCAAAGACAACCCCAAAGAAGAGGACTTGGTGTTGTCTAACAAATACGTCGCTGTTATTAATGGCGAGAAAGTGAGTGTGCCGATTGTTAAAAGAACTGCTGGTACTATTAATCAACCTGATAGCACTAGTGGCTCTGCTAATGATGCACCACCGGGAGTAAAGGCTACTGTAGAACAGACTGTAGACCTCACTCCTGTGTTGTCTAAACTGCGCCCCTCTTGGGAGCTGGGTGCTGGTGTGTCTTATGTGAACGAACGTGCATATGTTCCCATCTCTATCCAAAGGAACTATCAGGCTGATAAAGCACTAGAGCTTACTGTACTTGTAGATACAGATGGTAAAGCTAAGGGTGCTATGGTACAACACAAATGGCTGATAAAGTAA